GCCGCCGCCCGGGTCGCCTGCGCTGAGCGAGAGGTCGTGGCTCCAGAGAGGCAGGCCGGCGGCGCTGTCCCATCGCTCGCTGCGCTCGACCTCGAGGTCGGCTTGCACGGCGAGGAAGAAGCCAGCGCTGTCGTCGTACTGAACGCGCCCGACCTCGAACGCGCCGAGCTTGACGTGATCGATGCCGGCGTCCTCCCAGACACGGGTGCCCGACTGGTAGCCGTCGAGGCCGCCCTCCTCGATGGCGAGGGTCAGCACGTCCACCACGGCCGAGAGCATCGGACCGAGGCGCACGTGCTGGTTGAAGCTCAGGCCGGGCGGCAGCGCGTAGACCAGGCGGTAGAGGGCCGTGACGCGGGAGCGGTGCATCGTCCGGTCACTCGCCCGACCCGAGACCAGGTAGCAGGCAAGGAGCGGCGTGCGCAGGGCCCTGTCGCGCCAGTATGGCTCCGGGTTGACCGGCAGCGTCTCGACGCAGGCGCGGCTGCTGTCGACGAGCGCCTGGCCAGCCATGGCCGCGGCGTAGGCCGCCTCCAGCGCCCAGTTGATGACGTGCTTGAAGTACGGCAGCGCGGCGGACAGGAACGGGTCGCAGACCGCGAGCAGGTTGCCACCCGTGCTCGGGGCCACGACGGGCGCCGACGCCACGGTGCCCATGCGCAGGCGGCGCTCGGGTGCCTCCGTGGCGCTCGGCTCCTGCGTCAGGAAGGACGCGGAGGCGGGTGACGGCTGGGGCATGGCGGCTCAGTCGGCGAGGTAGAAGAGGCCCGTCGCGGGCCAGGTGACCACGAGGTCGGAGCCGTCGGTCAGGGTGACCGGGTAGGCCAGGACGGCGACCAGGACGCTGGTGGCGTCGGAGCCGCCTGTCTCGCGGACGACGGCGAGCCAGCCGGCGGTGCCGGCGTTGATGGCCGTCCAGGTGAGGTCGGCCGCGTCGAACACGGTGCGCCCGGCCGAGGATGTGGCGAGCGTCTTGCTGGCCAGCGTCTTGCGACCGGAGCCACCGTAGCCGGCGGCGTAGCCGGTGCCGGATAGCTCGTGGGTGGCGATGACGCTGGCGGTGTCGGTGACGGCGGGCGTGTACGTCGGGCCGAGCAGGGCGACCTTGTGCGTGCCCGTGAGCCAGGCGCTTGCCGCGGTGCACAGGTCGAGGCGGCCTGCGCGGGTGATCAGGCTGGCCATCAGCCGAGCCCTGCCCGCTGGGCGGCGAGGGCAGCGGCCGCCTCGACGCCCGTGGCCGCGCGGGGCTCGGCGGACGCGGCCTCGATCTGCTCGAAGCGCCGCGGTTTGGTGCCCGGGTGGCTGACGCGGCGGGCGAAGATAGAGCGGCCGTTGGCGACGAAGCGCAGCACGCTCGCCTTGCGAGGCGCGATAGCGTGGGCCTTGGTGCCGTCGTTGAGGAAGCGGGCCACCTTGCTGCCGGACGTGAGCGAGACGCCGAGGGTTTCAATCCCGGCCTCGACCCTGAACGACTGCGCGGTCTTGCCGGTGCGGCTCGTCCAGTAGGTGCCGCCAGTGATGCGCGCGCGGGTGGCCTCTGCCTCGGCGGTGAGGGCGCGGCGCGATTCGAGGCTAAGCGCCGAGATGAACGACGTGCCGGCGCGCCGAACCTCGCTGTCGTCGATGTCGACGGTCAGCATCAGAAGTCGCCGAAGCCCAGGGCAAAGACGCCGTTTCCGATGCCGTCCGGGTAGTCGTCGTCGGTGCCCGTGTCGAGGTACGCCTGGACGTTGGCCGGGGTCTCCGGCACGCCGTCCACGTCCACGCGGAAGCGCCCGTCGCGCAGCTCGCCCAGGCGCCGGATGGCCTCCTTGTAGCGGCCGTTCCACGGCGTCTCACCGCGCTCGTTGGCCAGCTCCGGGCGGCGCCGGTAGCAGAACTCGACGGCCAGCTCGCAGGCCAGCAGGCGAATCGACTCCGGCGGGCTCGCCTCGAGCGTGGAGAGCGTGTAGCGGCGCCCCAGGTATCCGCGCATCTCCGACTGGACGCGCAACTGCACAGCGGCGAGCGGCGCGCTGTCCACGGTGCCGTCGTTGTCGTCGTCGAGCAGGCGCAGGACGAGGGCAGCGTCGACCGTGTTTTCCAGGTCAGTTTGCGTGAAGTAGGCCATGGGGCGCCGGGGTCATCAGCCGATGACGGTGCGGTACAGGTAGCCGGTGTCGTTGGCGACGACCTTGTGGTCTTCCTTGACGGCGACGCGGGCGTAGTAGCCGCCCTCGGTGCCCTTCGACGGGTCCCACCACTGGGTGGTGGACTTCTCGCCGAATCGGAAGGTGTAGCCGAAGGCCGCGGTGCGGATGCCGGGGTTCCGGGCAACGCGCAGGATACCGAAGTAATCGGTGCCCCAGACGCGCGAGTAGCTGGCCGTCGCGCCGCTGTTGGCGGTGTCCTTGCGCGCCTTGCCCACGAGGAGCTTCGACATGCCGAAGAACTCAGCGATCATGTTGGCCGAGGCCAGGCCGGGGGCCGTGCCGCCGTACTTGAACAGATCGCGGATGTCCTGGTGGCGAGCGAGGACGTTGAACACGTCGAGCGAGCAGAAGCCCACGAGGTCGGTGGGACCGCGGCCCATCCAGATGGCCGCGCAGGCGTCCTGGATGTTTTTGATCGGGTTGCCGCCGCCGGCCGTGTCCCAGCGATCCGCGGCGCCGATGGCCGACGTGTTGGCGCTGGCGTAGTTGCTGCTGGTGGTGAGCACCGTGGCGATGCGCATCTCCTCGGCGAGGTCGATCATATCGTTGAGCGACATGACCAGATCCATCATCTCGTTGAGCGGCGCGTCCTGGTTGGCCAGGGTGAGGGCGTCGACGTAGTTCTTGAGCGCGTACGACTTGCACGAGAACGTGTCGGTGGAGCGCGCGTCGGTGATCTCGTTGGCGTCGCCGCGAGCGCCGACGGCATCATCCGGGACGGCCAGGCGCGAACGCTTGTCGTAGACGAAGAAGATGTCGGACAGCTTGTTCGTCTCGACGACGGGCATGAGCTGCTGGCCGATGAACTCCTCGTTGGCGTACTGCACGCTCATGCTCGACAGCGTGCTGTCGTTGTGAACGCTCGACGGACCGAGGAACTTCGTGCGGCCGATCAGATCGGCGTTGGCCTTGCGCCAGATCTCCTGGTGGGCCGGATCGGAGGAGGACTTGAGGCGGTTGAGCCCGACGAGAAACTTCTTGAACTCGGCCGGGGATGGCTGGGTGCGCATGGTAAATCCTTTCGGCTCAGGTCACGGCCGAGTGGGGGGCAGGCAGCAGGCCGACTTCATCGCCAGCCACGCCGGATTGCAGAAACATGCCCAGCACCTCGACGGTGGTGGTCCCGCCGCCGAGGGCGGCGTCGGTGAATCCGTCGGCGGCCATCTTGGCCCAGGTGTTCCGGGTCGCGTCGCCCGTGCCGACCTTCACCTTGATGATGCAGGCGCCGGCGAGCAGGACGATCTGGGCACGCAGGCCGGTCGCCTTCGTTTCGAGGGCGACTCCCATACCGGAGTCGCCGGCGCCGCAGTTGGTGATGGTGCCGTCAGCGGAGAGCTTGACGGCGTAGCCGGCGGTGCAGGCAGTGCCGACGGTGTAGGACTTGATGCAGGCGAGCTTGAGATCTTCGAGAGGGCGGGTTGCCATGGGTCACTCCTGGGGGGCGAGCCGATGGGCGGCCGCCACGAGGCTTTGCCCCGCGTCGTCGTTGTGCGAGCGCTGGGCAGCGGGTTGATCGGGAACGACCTGGGCGAGCAGCGACAGGTCAGCGCGCAGCGCGATGGTGCGGCGGTAGAGGTCAGGGCTCTGCGCTGCCAGCTCGCGCATCAGGTCGCGCTCGGCGGGCAGGATCTTCTTACCGACCAGGGCGTCAACCTCGAGGTCGAGCACGCGGGCGGCGAGGGTGTCGCGCTCGAGGCGCACCTGCGTGAGCACGGCGCGCGACTCGTCGCGCTCGGCGAGGGTGGCGGCGAGCTTGGCGAGCGCGGCATCGTGGGCGGCGCGGACCTCGGTGATCTGCGCGTCCTTCTCGGCGAGCACATCCCCGGCGGTTTCATTCACGGGATCGGGCATGGGTTGTTCCTTCGGGGAGATGGCCAGCGCCTTGGCGCGCACCTTGGCGAGCGCCTCGGGGTTGGCCGGGATCGGCGTGACGCTGATCTCGTAAAGGTCGTTGTCCGCCAGGACCATCACGTCCTGGCCGTTGCGCTTCTCGGCGCGCACGCTGCGGGGGTTGAAGCCGACGCTGACGGCGCGCAGGGTCTTCTCGCAAATCGACTGCCAGACCTGCTCAGCCTTGGGGTTGGCGCGCTCGGAGGCGAACCGAATGGTGCATTCGAGCCGCCCGGCAACCACCTGGCAGGCTACCGCCTGGCCGATGGGGAGCTCGCGCGAGTTGTGGGCAAAGAGGATGACCGGGTTGGCGCGGAACCGCTCGAGGTTCCAGCTCTGGTCAACGACTTCGCCATAGCTGTCGATGGCGTCGGTGGAGGCCACGAAGTCGCACTCGCGCGACTCCTGACGCACAGCGCGCAGGTGCAGATCGCGGACGTGCAGTACCGCGGAAAGGTCGGACTCGTGATCATTCGTCGGGGGCATCGGGTGCCTCGGGGGGTGGGGAATCGCCGCCGGGCTCACCGTCTGCGGGCGGCTCATCAGCAGGCGCATCGGGCGCGGGCTGGGCGTCGTCCTCGAACAGCACCTCGACGTCGAGCAGCTCGTCGTCGTCGTCCGGCTTGCGCAGCCCGGCGGCGTCGCGGACGTCGCTGGCGCAGATGCGCAGGCCCGCCTTACGGAAGTTCAGGATGGCCTCGGAGTAGGCCTTGAGGTCGACGCCATCTGCGGTCAGGAACCGAAACTCCGGCACGGCCGCGGCGCCAAAGTTCCACGCGACCAGTGGGGCGAGCAGATCGCGGCGCAGGCAGGCGGCGATGGACGCGGCGTCGGCCTCCATGACGTCGCGCCTCACCTTGTCGTGAACTTCGCCGAGCGAGCGAGCGCCGCGGCTTCCCGCCTCGGTGGTGAGCGTCTGACCGAGGACGGCCTTCGACATCTCGCCGGCCAGGAACCCAGCGAGGGTCGCGTGCGTGTCGCCCTGGGCGTTGCCCTTGGGCCACTGCACATCGATCCTGGCGTCGTCGGGCAGGGTGGCGACGCCGCTGCCGCTCATCTGCCGCAGGACGTCGCGAAGATTGTTGATGACGGTCTTGTCAGCGCCGGCCTTGTAGGTGCCGACGCGCCACGGTTTCCAAGACAGTTCGCCCAGGGCGAGCCAGTCGCGGAGCGTCCAGTTCCGGAACAGGGCGGCCCAGAGGAGCACGCGCCCGAGGCCCTCGCGGCACGCAATGTCGCCGTTGATGCGAGGCTGGAAGACGATGAACTTGCCAGGGTACTTGGCTTGCAGATCGACGCCGGGATAGACGGCGTTCCCGCCGCTCTGGTCCCACTGCCGAAGCTGCCCGCGCTCCTGGTCGAAGCAGAACCGGCGATGCGCCAGCCGACCAAAACGACACGGCACGAGGCGCCCATCGCGCACGTCGAGCATCGTCTCGGCGACCGCGTAGCCGTGGTAGGCGGCGCCCGCCAGGTGGGCGAGCAAGTCGGGGAAGTCGCCGACGCTGCGGATCGCCTTCTCGCAGAACTCGGCGACCTTGATGTCCTTGCGCCGCGGGCTGTCCGTGCTCGGCACGATCTGCCATTTGAGCCCGCGGATCGCGTTCTCGCGCGTGCCCAGAACGGTCTGCAGGTGGCCATCCTTCTGCCTCGACTCGTGCAGCAGATCCTGGAACTGCCAGACGTAGCCGACGTCGGCCTCGCGGACGATGCTCGACACCTGCGCCGGCGTGAGGGCGCCGCCGATGCGCTGCATCTGCAGCGACAGGGGCAGCTCCGGCGTGACCTCGCCCATGAGGGGCAGAGGCGACGCGGCGCTGGCAAAGCCGAAGGCGCTGGCAACGCGGTCGAGGAATCCCATCAGGCGAGGTGGTTGTGATCGAGGCGGGGCTTGCCGCCCATGGCAAGGATGGAGATGGCCGTGGTGCCGCCGCTGTTGGTCACGGCGTCGATGCGAAGGAAGACGAGCCTGCCCTCGACGCGCACCTCATAGAGCGAGGTTCCGTCGAGCGCGGGCGTCTTCTGCGAGGCGGCGGCGGTGGCCGTCACGCCGTCGGGGCTACCGACCAGGAGCTTCTTCCAGCGGGCGCCGTCGGCCGCGTCGGCGTCGCGCACGAGCACCTCGATGGCGGCCGTGGGACTGGCGCCACCGGTGATCTCGACGCCGAGCCACACGGTCTGGTAGCCGCGGCAGTCGACGGCCGACGCGGGCGGGATGTTCGTGTCGGTGAGCGTGCTGGAATCGGCGACGATGGCGCCGCTGACGGTTCGCACGGCCGCCAGCTTGGTGCGGCTAAGTGCTGCAGGGCGAGCCATCAGGCAAGGACGACGTAGAGCACGTCGATGACCACGCTGCCGGCCGTCAGGTCGGCCACGTTGACGTCGGAGATGAAGGTGGCCGTGAGCTGCTGGCTGCCGAGCTTGCCGAATGGGTTGATGCCGCTCGTGCCGGCCTTGGCCGTGGTCGCGCCGGTGAAGAGGTCCTCGCCGTCGACGATGGCGTCGGCGTCGGTGCCGCCGATGTCGACGCTGACAGCGGCCGCGCCGCCGCCCGAGAACGCCGTGGCGAGGCGAATCTCGCGCCCGACGATGCGAGCGTTGGCAGGCAAGGCGGTGCCGATGTTGATGGCCTCGCTGGTGGCCGCCGCGGTGAGGTCGGCGTGGCCGACGGTAACGGTCTTCTTCTGGACGCGCAGGGCGGCCAGCTCCGCGAGCGCCGCCTCGACGGTGGCGGCAGCGAGGGCGCCTGCGCTGTCCTCGATGCCAACGAGACTCGCGCCCTTGGCGTTGGCCGTGGAG